TTTTTTTTTTTTTTTTTTGGAATTTCATATTGTTTTACGAAACAAATAAATTAAATAAAGAAAAAAATTAGTAACTACTAAAACTAGTCGTTAAGAAAGTAGAATCCGAGTCTTCCAGTGGGTCGGGAAGGCCAGGTGCGATTCATTTCAGTGGGGGTCCTCTCTTGATAGGCGAAGTTCTGAGCGTAACACTCTGCGTAGGTTGGGAACCTAAGCGAACTCGTCATTCTTGTGATGGTGGTACCTCTCACTTTCATGAAGTCCAACAGCCAGGTAAGGCTTGGCTCTACTTTTAACTGATTAGTCAAAAAGTCAAATGCGTCTAAACATGTGTTGTACACGTAACGAGAGCTTCCCATACTTGCGAGAGCGATTCCAATGCAGCTAGAAGCCGCTTCAGATAATCCTTGATTTCTCTCTGGATAAAGTAAGTGGGCGAGCAAGTCTGAGGGTGATCTAAAAGCAATTCCTTCTCTATTGCGGTAACCGAGTACTTCAATTTCATTGAGAGTATTCCCGATTGACGTCTTGTCAGTAGAGAGATTTGCGTTAAATCTCAGCTTTGCGGTTTTTGCCAATTTAGCTAGGAAATCCTTATGATCTATAATGATCTCAGGAAATGCAGTGACGCTATCGTCACCTTGAACTAGTAGATCGAAATCTGCTGATTCAATATTAATTCCCATTGCTGAAAGGCAGGTTAGTATCATGACACCATTTACGTCAGAATCAAGCTTTTGGGTTTGTTGAAACCCGGAAGCGATTCCGTTGTATTGCCATTGATAAAGTTGTCCGGAGAATCCGCGAATAGGGGTATGTTTGACTGAGTAAGTCATCCAGTCCCATAAACGTTGGATCTTCCTTGGATTAGCCCTGGAATTAGGGTAAGACAGGCGAACACCTTCGTCGTTAAAAACGGCGTCGGTAGGCTCATATTTTGAGAAGTCAAACCAACTACGCCACATTTTGTGGACATCGTCGATGACGTCAAATAGAGCAAACCTATCAAAACCAGACCAGTCAGCGGAAAGGAAAGTATTCTTTCCATGCCGAGACAGTCGATTCCATAGCTTATTCAAACCACCGCGAAAAGTTTCGAATCCCCATAACATGGGTGACTTGATCTTCTCGTTAAGATACTCCTTTTGCATAGCCCAAAGAAACATATTTTCAATCATGGTCATTAATTTGGGTACTCCAAATACTGCCCTCAGTTTATCCTCCTCATCGGATCGGACTAAGTGAGCACGTGTGTGTAGATTGTTAAACCCATAGGGTTTAGGTGTTCCATCAGGATGCCAGAAACCGGGTCCCCCTTCCTTGATTTGATGCACTAAGTGTCGATTCAACTCAAAGATCTCATTGTAGAGATTGTGGAACGTCAGTTTACCGTCAATATCCTCTCCGTCTGCTTGCCGTTGGCGTAGCTTTTCTTCCCATTTCTTTTGAATGGTGAAGGGATACTCTGCGGACACTGGAAGTGTCCATGAGTAAAATCGTAGATCAGGAAATGACACAGGATGAAGGATTCTTGATGGGCGAGACATTCTTTCAAAAACCTTAAGGGCTTTGAGATAGTGTTCGTCACGGTTGAGATTGTGCTTGGGCACATCTGAACGAAGAAAGTCTTCTTCTGCTTTTTCGTC